GGGTTGAGCGTGCTATTGATCAGGCTATTGGCCTTGCTTTGCTTGATCTTCCAAATCCAACTTTTAAAAAAGTCAAAGCTCAGCTTGAAGTTGTTGAGCGTAGTGTAAATTTGTTGCTTTCTTCATTAACTCCGCTGATTGGTCGTGAGCTTTATAATCATGCTCAGCATTATATGCTAAATAAAATTGAGTCCAAAATTCATAGCACAGATAACAATGCCGCTTAATGCACGGACAAAAGGCGCTTCTGGTGAACGGGAATTTTGCCGTTGGCTTGAGCAGAATTTCAATCTACCTGTAGACGCAGAGCGCAATCTTGAGCAGGTGCGTAAAGGTGGAGCTGATATATTAGTGCCACCATTCTCTTTTGAGATTAAGCGCCATGAAACTTTGAGTTTGTTGTCATGGTGGATTCAAGCTAAGAGCGCAGCTGAAAAGGTTGGCTTAACACCAATCGTTGCTTTTCGACAGAACAGAAAGCCTTGGGAGTTTCTGATTTCAGCCAGAAATATTGGATGCCAAAAAGGCTTTATCAGGCTGAATGAAAAAGTCTTCAAAGACTGGATGCAAGGGGTCTGGGAATGACTGTTGCTTATGATCCAGATAGACATTTCAGAATGCGGTTCACACTACCGCAGTCGAATTTTATTCAATCAACAGCAACCTATCCACTTTTCGTTGGTGGTTTTGGGTCTGGTAAGTCAACGACGATGGCTGCGAATGTAGTCAATGACCTGATCTCATACCCTGGCGCAAATATCGCATGTTATTCACCGACGTTTGACCTGCTATCATTGATTACTGTGCCGTATATCACGGAAATACTTGTAGGGATGAATATTCCTCACACCTACCATGGGCAGAGAAATGCTTTTCGTGTTCCAGGTTATGGGAATATATACTGTCGCTCTCTTAACAATCCGGCTCGAATTGTTGGATATGAAGTTTTTCGATCGCATATTGACGAGCTGGACACACTTCCAATCAAGAAAGCAGAAGAAGTCTGGAACAAAATTGTAGCAAGAAATAGGCAAAAAGCAAATGACGTTTTGGGGCGTCCTGCTAAAAACCGTGTTTCTGCATACACTACACCAGAAGGGTTCATGTTTACATACCAGCGCTGGGAAAAAGACCCAGTTGATGGGTATGAGCTGTATCGTGCTCCTACATATTCCAACCCACACTTGCCTGAGGATTATATTCCAAACCTGAGAAAAACTTATCCAGCTCAGTTGATTGATGCCTATATTGAGGGCCTGTTTGTAAACTTGACTGCTGGATCTGTTTATCGTCACTTTGACCGCAATAAGAATGGCACTGATGAGATTGCTCATGAAGGCGAAACGTTACATGTTGGAATGGATTTCAACGTTGTCCATGGTGCTGCTGGCATCAATGTTATTAGGGGTGATAAGCCCATCGCAGTTGATGAGATCCATGAAGCATACGATACTGATGACCAGATACGGATTCTGAAAGAGCGCTATCCACGGAATCCAATCACGGTTTGGCCCGATGCTTCTGGTGATAGTCGCACGTCGGCAAACACTACAGAATCAGATATTAAAAAGCTCAAGGCTGCTGGATTTAAAGTAAAAGCAAAAAGCAAGAATCCGCCGATTAAAGACCGTGTGGCGAGTTTTAATGCTCAGATTTGTTCTGGAACTGGAGAGCGCAGGTTCAAAATTAACCCTGTAAAATGCCCTAATCTTACAGCTGCCCTTGAACAACAGGTTTATGGCGACAATGGGCTGCCTGATAAATCGGCTGGTTTGGATCATATCACTGATGGTGAAGGCTATTTCATAGATGGAAAGTTTGGGCTTGTAAAACCAGAACATAAAACTGTTACTGTTGTTGGTGGGTATTGATATGGAAGTTGGAAGAAAAAATAAGCAGTATTTGCGGAGAATCTTTTCAACTCGGCAGATACGTGATTGCGTAGAAGGTAGTGATGCTGTAAAAAGAGCTGGTATTTTGTATCTTCCAATTCCGAGTGGGATGACTGGAGTGCAGAATACAGCTCCAACTCTTGGAGTAAATTCAAACAAAAGTCTTTCTGATAATAACCTGAATATTTCAGAAGCACCTTGGTATCATTCAAACCCAGCATATTCGGCTTATATTCAGCGTGCTAAATTCCCTGATATTACCAAGTCAACTTTGAAGGGAATGGTTGGAATCGCAACGCGTGAAGACCCTGAAGTTGATTTTCCTGCTTCACTTTCTTATCTTGAAAACATCGCAACGATTGATGGCGCCTCAATAAATGAGCTTTATGCAGAGTGTGTTTCTGAAGTGCTAAAAGCTGGCCGGCTTGCTCTTGTTTTTGATGTTCGGGATGATAACACTTTTTATATCGCTCAGTATTATTCTGAAAGCTATGTAAACTGGGAGTTTTCTGTTATTAATGGCATGAGAAAGCAGACTTATGCCGAATTTGAAACTGTTGAATTTACTGATGGCGAGGAGTGTTTAAAAACTCTTGCATATTGTCTTGAGAAAGATGAGGAAACTGGAGAGCTATTCTGTGTTGTAAGAAAATACAAGGATCATCGAATCTATGATGAGACTGAAATAAGAGTTCAAGGCAAGCGCATTGGATTCCTTCCAATCGCAAATATCAATTCGGAAACAGAAGCAAATAAACCAGACATAGATACTTTGCCGCTTCTTGGTATTTCTGATTGCGCTCTTGACATCTATCGGCATAGTGCTGACTTGAATCAGAACCATTTTCAAGCGTGTAACCAAACTTTGGTTTTCACTGGTGTTGATGGTGATGATGCGCCAACGCTTATGGGAAGTGGTGTTGCTATTTGCCTATCTGATTCAAGTTCAGATGCGAAATATGTTTCAGCCACAACAGGTGCTCTTGATCACGTTTCAAAATACATTGAAGGTGTATTTGCAGAGGCTGTTCATTATGGGGCCAATCTTCTTGGTCCTTCAAAAAAATCAGCAGAATCGGCAGAAGCGCTTTCGCTGAGGCAGGCCAATGCTGGCGCGTCGCTACTCACGGTTGTGCTTGCTGTTGGAAATGGAATAAATAGAATCATTCAGATGATTGATTCTATTAAAACAGGCACTGTAAGTGATGATAAATATTTTATTCCAAATACTTCATTCGCAGAATTACATCTTTCAGCTCAGGAAATAAATGCTCTGATCAGCGGCTGGATGAGTGGTGCTGTGAGCCACCTCACGCTGCTTGATAATCTTGCCCAGGCTGGAAGGCTGGGAGATAGAAGCCCGGATGAAGAAATTGCTCAAATTGAAAGGGAAGGGGTAAATATAAATGGAAGAACTGAAAATACAGAAAGTGGGCGAAGTGTTGAAGGATCACAATCAACCAGATGGGCTGTGTCTGACGATGAACGGGAAGATTCTGCCGGGTCAGGTGAGGACTGAGCTTGTGACTGCGCCTTTTGATTGGCCTAAGTTTATTGTGACTTTTCAGGTTGGCCCTGGTGGGGCTGAGCTTCCAGAGGATTTTGATTTTAATGTCAGGTGACATTTATCTTCAGCAGCATGTGCGCCTTGAGAATTTGAAAGAAGGTGAAGCGCGCAAGGTTGTTCGTTTCCTTGATGAAGTTCATGCTGACCTTCAAAACAAGCTGGAATCCGCCGCCACGGTATGGAGCCGTGAGCGGTATATAGCAATTCAAAAGTCTTATGAGCAGGCTCTTGATTCTGCTTTTGATAAAGGTGTAATGCCTAAGCTGAAGCAAGATGGGCTTGAGTTTGTAGCCAAAAATCAGGCATACCATTATGATGCTTTGGTGGAAACTGTTACTGGCCAAACAAAGGCAAAAAGGACTGCCGCAGCAGCTTCTGATGGTTTTGATACTGATACTGTCTTTTATCGTGGTGCTGTAACTGAAGAAAAAACGGTTGGGCAATGGTTTACTACTGATGAAAAAACAGCAGGTTTTTATGCCAATTCCGATTATGTTGATTGGGATGGGGATGGTGTTAATCTGGATGCAAAACTCTCACCGAATGTTAAAAAATTCTATCTTCCAAAAGATGGTGTGTATGATTTCAAGGACAAAAAGCTCAGGGATGAGTTTTCAGATTGGCTTTGGGAGGTTGATTATTCTGCGAGGATGAGTGACCCAACTCAGGAAGCAAAGCTGAGAGCGGATTTGGCTGATTACGTGGGGGACATTTTTAGAAAGAAAAATGGCTATGCTCCTCACTGGGAATTTGAGGGTGAGGTAATTGAATTTTTGGATTCAAAAAAGAAAGGGTGGAAGGTTGTTCGTTTCACTGAGTTTGATGAATTGGGCACCAGCAATGAATACATAGACAAAAATGGAAAAAAAGTAATAGTAAAAACAACCAAGAAAAATATGAGTTCATATCGCACAAATGGAAGCGGTGTCGCAAAATCTACAAATGCAGACTTTACAAAAACCGCTCCGGCCAAAGTAAAAGCCGCGGCCAGTCAGAAACTAGGCGGCGCAATAGTAACAACCAACCTTTCGCCAGCAGCTATATACACAGCTGCAACAGCAGAACCGATGCAAGGCAAGCTCATGTCAGAATGGGCAGAAGGTTTAAAGCGCAAAGACAAGGCACAGATTTCCTTAGCGCTTCGCCAGTCTTGGATTGAAGGTGAGTCTGTATCCCAGGCTTCAAAAAGAATCACCCCAATTCACGCGAAAACAAAAAGAGATTTAGCGGCAATAACTCGAACATATTATGGCCATCTCGCTGCGCAGACTAGGGATAGAGTTTGGGAGGAAAATTCTGATATTGTTGATGGAATAATCTGGGATTCTATCCTTGATGGCCGGACAACGATTGACACCTGCGCCCCACGGGATCAGCTGAAATATACTTTAAAGGGTGAGCCAATCGGCCATAATGTTCCATACTTATCTGGGCCGGGTCAGGCACACTGGAACTGTAGATCAATGGGTTTGCCTTTCATAAAAGGAGCAGAGACTTCTCCAATAAAGAGGCAGGCTGTTGGTGCTGGAAAGAATTATCAGCGCGGAGATAATAAAACGCGCACAGGCAGGGTAAGAACAAACTCTGCTCAGAATAGGAAATCAGGCAAGCTGAAAGAAACGAAAGTTGGGCCAAAAACAGATTATGAAAGCTGGCTTTCAAGACAGCCAAATGCTTTTCAGGATGATGTTTTAGGATCAGCAAAAGCCAAGGCATTCCGTCGTGGGGAATGGCGCCTTGGTGAGAAATTCTCCCCACAAAACCCAATACCTTTAGAGGATTTTTAATATGTTTATCAATGGACGCAATCGCAGGAAAAATTGGGAAGGTCTTGATCCTGAAAAGGTGCGTGGTCTTCTTGACCGTGTGGAAAAGGATGAAGAGCTGAAGCTGCTCGCAGAGGGCAAAACCGATGAGGCATTTAACAAGCGTCTTGAGAGAGTGAATGCGCAACATCAGTCTGAGCTTGAAAACGTAACAGGAAAGCTGGTTGATTATGAATCCAAACTTGAAAAGGCTGAGGCGCAAGTTCGTGATCTGATTATTGATCAGCAGGTTGTAACAAATTTTGTAAATGAGAATGGCCTGAAGTCTGGTGTTCCTGATGTTATTCTTCGCGCCAAGGCTACTTTTAAAATCGAAGATGGACAGGCTATCGCACGGGATGAGAATGGTCAAATAATTCGGGGCAAAGATGGCCCCATCACGGTTCAAGAATGGGTTGCTGGTCTTAAAGATACTGCGCCGCATTTGTTTCCTCAATCTTCTGGTGCTGGTGCTTCAGGTTCTTCTGGTAATGGTAGGGATTCAGTTGAAAAGCGTTTGGAAGAAGCTGCTGCAAGAGGTGATATGAGTGAATATCGAAAGATTCGCAAAGAGGTTGATGCTGCAGGCAAATAATATATAAGTTCAAAATCTGTAGAGGTATAATTCGAGTTATCTGATTGGAGATGTCTTATGAATCTCAGAGACTGCAAAAATCTCGAATCTGCGCAAAAGCGTTGTGAAATAGCAGCGAAAGAATCGTCACGTGCTGCGAATGTTTTGGCTGGTGTTATTAAACGCGCCAATGACGCTGCTAAGCGTGAGGAGCAGCGCAAAGCCAAGGCTGCACAGGAAAAGGCGCAGGAATGGCAGCGCAAGCATGACTCCGGCGCGAAAAGATCAGGCAGGCGGCTTTCTCGTGGTGGGTGATCGCATCTATATTGCGGTGATGATAGCGGTGGTTTTTCTGGCTGGAGGGTGCGCACTGTTTTTGCCTTTCTGATCAATCACGAATTGCGGGCAGGGTCGCAGGGGACTGCTCCTGCTCGCATAACCTGCGGCTCTGTCCGCACCTAAATGAGCAGGAGATTTTCTCATGGTACCTGAAAAGTTTTCGATCCCTTGGACGCAATACGACCCTAACGATACACACGGCGGAATTCCGCGAGGCAATCCAGAAGATTGGGTGGCCCCTGATCTCGGGGACAACGTCGATACCGTCAACGCCGATATGCACAGCATCGTCCTGAAATTGTGTCAGTTCGGCACGTCTATTTCGATGCACCCGGAATCCGACATGCAGGGCCTGCCCCCGAAAGATATTGTTGAGAGCTGCCTGATGGCCGCCTCTACAATCATCGAAGACGTGGTTGATGTCACTCACACCAACGCCAGCAAGTTCTTTAGCTTTACGACTGCGACGCCGCCTCGGCAGACCTTCGCACTCACTCCGATCCGGTTCCCGGTGCGCTCTGAGTTTGCCAAAGAC